TGTATCATGCACATGCTATTGATAATGTAGCGCGTCATAATGAACAAGCACTAACTAAATTAGTAAATCAAATAATTAAATCAGGAATTGATGTAAATACACAAAAAATAGCAGGACTAAATCTAGAGAAAGCCACTGCTAGTACAAATGCAGCAAAATATTCAGCATTGTCAACAACAGAAGGTATAGAAGCATATCGAGATAACAACCCTCAAGTATTTGCAAAAGAAGCAAAACAGCATTATCTATCAACTTTGAGTGGAGATCAACTCGCTGATTATAGAGTAGGAACACGATTAAAAGCTAAATCAGATGCAATAATAAATTATCTTGACAAACCCGAAAATCTAGCATTTAAAGGAGAAAGATTTGATGATTACATACAAGCACTAGAAGATAGAAAAACATCGCAAGAGTTACTAAAACCTATGCAATCAGAACAAGAAATGATATCTAACTATTTTGGGTATTTAAATGCTGCAACTATTGAAGCGGATGAAAAAGCACAAGAATATAATGAATTAGTTACAAGACTAACTGCACAAGTAAAAACTCTAACAGATGCGAATACAACTGCGAAAGGAACATTAGCTGACGAAACTTTAAGAGGTACTAATACAGACCCAGACGGCTTAACACCTACTGAAAAGAAATTAAAAGATTTGAAACCAAAAGAAGCAGAAGAAACACTAACTCCAGCACAAAAAGAAAAGATAGAACAAATAGAGGCAGAACAAGCAAAAGCACAAGAGTTCAGCGGAATGGTAGGACAATTTGGTGGAATGCTCGGAATATTCGGAGCAGTAGCAGGACAAAATGAAAAAACAGCAAAAGTAATGGAAGCTGTAGCAAAAATACAAATGGCAGTAGCACTTTATGAGCAAGTATTAATAGCTCAAAAAGCAGCAACAGAAGGTGGAAGCTTTATAGCAGCTTTATTTGGATTCGGTGGAAGACAAGGTGGAATTATGAATCCAACTGGCTATCGTTCTTACTCCGATGGTGGTGTAGCAAAAGGCCCAACTTCAGGTTACCCTGCAATACTACATGGTAGAGAAGCAGTAGTACCATTACCAAATGGAAGAAGTATTCCAGTTGATATTGGAAAAGGTAACATGGGTACAAATAATGTCTCAATTAATGTGAATATGTCCGAAGGCTCAGTCGATACACAAAGCGATGCAGAAGATGCAAAAGCACTTGGACAAGCAATTAATGCTGCAGTCTTGAAAGTTATAGAAACAGAACAAAGAACTGGAGGACTATTAGGAGGATAATATGGCATTAGGATTTGATGTAGGAGGAACACTCGGTGTAGTAAATCCAGATAAAGGATTTAGTAAAAAAGTAACACCTAAAATTTATCAGATACAATTTGGGGATGGCTATGAGCAAAGAGCAATCAAAGGCATAAATAACGAAATAAATGAGTTTAGTGTAAGTTTTGCTAATAGACCAAAAGATGAAATAGATGATATATCTGCATTTTTTACAAGTAAGAATGGAGTAACCAATTTTAATTTTACATACGCAGATTCAAATAATAGTGGAGAAACAACAATAAAAGTTGTATGTAATGACTGGACACAAACACATACTTATGATGACTACTATACTTTATCTGCAACATTCAGGAGAGTTTACGAAGCATAATGTCTGAGAACTTAGTAGCAAAAGAGATACAAAAACAAGCGATAGACAGCGCTGTTGTACATTTGTATGAATTAGAAACCACTCCAGGTGAGTTCTTTTATTTTTCAGACCAGAATGATACTGATTACTCTGTGCTACAGTTTAGAGACTATGATAGTCCAACAACGATTAGAGATTATGCTGTCATACCTGTCAAAACAGATGGGTTTGAACTTAAAAATGATGGAGCAATACCAAGACCTTCGCTCTCAATAGCAAATGTTAGTTCAGTGCTTAAAAATGCCATTGGTAACTTTGACTATCAGAGTTTGTTAGGTCTAAAAGTAGTTCGTAGAACAACTTTAAAAAAGTATCTATACGGTGAAAGCGGAGACGCAAATCCACCTGTAGAGTTTCCAAGACAAGTTTACTATGTTGATAGAATTAAAACTAGAACAAAACTATCAGTAGAAATAGAACTTGTATCTCCATTTGATTTAGAAAATGTGAGAATACCAGCAAGAGTTGTTCATGCAGATAGATGTTCATTCGAGTATCAAGGTGCAAGTTTACATCATCCAAAATATAAGAGAGCACAATCAGGTTGTGCATGGGATATAGAAAGTAAGCAAGAACCATATACTGGAGCATTTATTGCTTATGTAAATCTTGATGAAGAATATATAGTACCAGCAAATACAACATTTACTACTTATTCTTCAGGGTCTATAACTATAGATACATACTATAAAACTACAGAAACTCAAACAAGAAATAATGCAAATGGAACAACAAGTAGTGTAACTGTAAATAATTACTGGCAAGCTACGACTTCAACATCAAGTCCAGGAAGTCCTAATGACAGTAATGCTAATTTCAATAGAATACGAGTTTTTAATGATTATTCACATGGTACAGAATACTTTACTTACACAAATGACAAATACAATGATTATGTAAGATTTACAGATAATGTATCCAGTTCAGCAACTTATAATAAAGCACAATTATGGAAAGCTGTAAAACCAAGTCAAAATGAAGTTCCTACTTCTTCAAATGCTTTTTGGGAGAAAGGAGACCAATGTGCTAAAACTACTAAGAGTTGTAAAATGAGATTTGCTGCCGCTCAAAAGGGAAGCGATACATATACAGCAAAAGCAAAACAATTAAACACAGTGACTTATCCTTTTGGAGGATTCCCAGCAGCGAGGAAATTTAACTAATGTTAGATAGTATATTTGAACATGCGGCACAAGAAGCCCCTCGTGAATGTTGTGGACTTGTTGTACAAGATGGGAACGATAAACGATATATTCCCATCGAAAATATCTCCGAAAATGAAGATGACTTTGTAATGAACCCATTAGCTTTCGTTACTTATCAAATGTTTTCGAAGATTTTATATGTAGTCCATAGTCACTATGGGGGAGATTGTAACCCAAGTCAGCACGACATAAACAATTGCAATGAGATAGGTATACCATATTTAATCGTATCCTATCCTGACAAAGATTATTATATTTTAGAGCCAAATGACTAGAACAATTATATTAGAAGGAAGAATGGGTGAACTTTTTGGTAAAACCCATAAATTAAATGTAAAGAGCATGCAAGAGGCTATGCATGCGCTCGACTGTCTAAAAGGGGGTGTTAAAAGATACCTCATGGAGTGCCAAGATTTAGGAATACAATTTACAGTTCAAAGAGGAAAAGAAGTTAAAGAATATGCAAAAAATGAAGACCTCTTCTTAGATAATCAGGATATGCTAAATAAGAAATTTGACGATGAAGCATATATTATTACTCCAGTTCCATCAGGGTCAATTAAGAAAGTTCTTAAACTTATATTTGCAATTTTCTTAATATGGGTAGGTGTAACTTATGGAGTAGCTGCAGTAGGAGAAGGGGCTACTTGGGTTAATAAAGTAGCTACAGCTCTTGGATATTTAGGAGCACAGCTAGCCATAAATGCTGTAGTAGAACTAATGATGGACGACCCTGACAGTAATCAAGATGGAGCAAAATCAAGTTTATTTAATGGCCCTGTCAATACAACTCAACCAGGAGTACCAGTGCCTATTGCATACGGAGAAGTAGAAGCAGGTGGTGCAGTTATAAACTTCGCATTTACAAAAACAGAAGTAAAATCAGGGTATGGTTATACCTTCAACAGTGGATCAACTACTACTACTTATGATGGTGGTGGTAATTATGACTACGGTAATGCTGGCGGCGGTGCTGGAGCAGGTGGCAATGATAGTCACGATACAAAAGATACTTATCAAAGGTAAAAGAATATGAGTTACGCAAAATACATAGCAGATTCAGTAAGAAAAGCAGCAGAAGCACAAGAAGGTGCATCTGCTGGTGTTGTATCACATACTAGCGGTGTACAAACTGCTAGTACAATCCTTGGTTCAAATATTACTGGAATAACAAAAGCTCAGTCTGCTGTAATCTTTGACGCAATATCTGAAGGTCCAATTGAAGGATTAAAACATCAAGGTGCAAGTATAAAACTAAATGGAGATAGAGCATATTCATTAGGCTCAGCTAATTCTCATGGAGTTTCAAGCTCTACTAATGCTAGTTATAACTCTACAACTGGAGTAATCACAGACCATAATACTCCAGGATTTATGAAAAATGCAACAGCTGCCGAAGGAACAAGAAAAGTCTTAATAGTAGGTGGTTCAAAAGCTGGTGTTGCTAATACTACAGCAGGAAGTAAAACTATTATAAGTAGTAATTTAACTTTTGTTGATGCCGATGTTCCAGAGTTTGACCAAGTAGTACCTAAAATAAGAATTACAGGAGCAGGACTTGATGGAGCAGACTACGCAGCAACTATAACAAGAGTTATAAATACAACAGCTGTTGAGGTAAACTTCGCACCTAGTAAAAATACAACAAATGCAGTAGCAACCTTAGATTTAAAAAAGACAATTTCATCTTATGATTCTGCAAATAATACCGTAACAGTAGAAAGCCCTTCAGGTAGAGATATAAATAACGGAAGTGTTATAATGTCCACACCATCAGATGCAGATGACTTTGTTCCAGCAGCTAAATATGAAAGTTTTGGGTGGGCATTTAGAACAGGAAATGCAAATGAAGCAGAAGGACAAACTTATATTAATACTCCTGCAGGTGTAGGTAGTGCAGGTCTTTCTTTCCAAGTAAGTGCAGGGGACTTAAACCAAGTAGCAAGTTCAGGATACCCAAGTCTAAGTTCTTTAGGCATGAATATTGATGGAAGCACCCCAAGTCCAACTGGTAGCCAGGTTATTGCTACAGCAACACAAATGGGAGTATCTGACCCAGGAGAAGTAGACTTAATAAAAGTTACAGTTAACTTCCCACAGGGAGTATCAGTTACAAAAACAAAAGATGGTGCTATTAGAGAAAGTGGAGTAGAAAATAGAATTAAGTTTGAGTACTCTAGAGATGGAGGGT